AGACTTGACTCCAGAAGAGCATTATATTTGTCATTTACTATTGGTAAAAATAAATCCAGGACACATAGGGTTAGTCAGGGCCGCAATGTTTTTAACAGTATCAAATAACGATGTAAAAAGAAACAATAAGATGTATGGATGGATTAAGCGACAATATTCCGAGTATATGAAAGGGCCAAACAATCCCACTAAATTAAATGGACCATGGAATAAAGGAATATCTGGCTACAAAAACAAAGTAACTTTTTCAGATGAATCACTAAAATTATTCTCTGATAGAATGAAAGAAAATAATCCAAATTTTGGGATCAAACCTTGGAACCATCCTCGAGCGACCCCGGTTACCAAAGGTATATGGGCAAGAGCTGATGAAATTTACAATATATGGATTTCCAACAACAAACCATCATACTGTAAGCTATACGGATTAACTATGAATAAGAATTACGACTGGAAAAATGACGGAAAAGAGGTCGGCCCGTTTATGAATATGGTAAAATATTTTCGTAATGGTTGGTTACCTGGAGATGATCAAGAATGGAGAGAATTTAAACAATGAGTAAACAACAGTATGATTTAAACACAAAAACAGATTATTTAAACCGCAAGATGTTCTTAGACCCTGCAGGGCCAGTAACTATTCAGCGATTTGAAGAATTCAAGTATCCTAAAATAGCTAAGCTTGAAGAAACAGCTAGAGGCTTCTTTTGGATTCCTGAAGAAATATCATTGACAAAAGATGCACAAGACTTTAAAGAATCAAGCGATGCAGTAAAGCATATCTTTACTAGTAACTTGTTAAGACAAACTGCACTTGATAGTTTGCAGGGTCGTGGTCCTAGTCAAATTTTTACTCCAGTTATTTCGCTACCTGAATTAGAAGCACTTATGTATAATTGGACTTTTTTCGAGACGAATATTCATAGCAGAAGTTATAGTCATATTATTAGAAATATTTATAATGTGCCTAAAGAAGTTTTTAATACTATTCATGACACACAAGAAATCATTGATATGGCTAGCAGTGTTGGTCAGTATTATGATAAGCTACATGTTATTAATTGTAAGAAAGAACTTGGACACAAGATTGATGAACACGAACATATTAAAGCTATTTGGTTAGCACTGAATGCTAGTTATGCACTTGAAGCATTTAGATTCATGGTATCGTTTGCTACCTCATTAGCAATGGTAGAAAATAAAATCTATATTGGTAATGGTAATATCATCAGTCTTATTTTACAAGACGAACTATTACACAAAGATTGGACAGCTTATATTATCAATCAAGTAGTAAAAGAAGATAATAGATTTGCTCAAGTAAAACAAGAATGCGAACAAGAAGTGTACGCTCTTTATCTGGATGTTATCAGAGAAGAAAAAGCATGGGCTGATTACTTGTTTAAGAAAGGTCCAGTTATTGGATTGAATGCTGCGATTCTTAAAGACTTTGTTGACTATACTGCTCTAGGTGCGTTAAAAGAAATTGGTATCAAGTATCAAGATAATGCTCCCAAGAATACGCCTATTCCCTGGTTTAATAAGCATTCATCTACAAGTAACAAACAAACAGCACTGCAGGAAAATGAATCAACAAATTATGTGATTGGTGTCCTATCAGGGGATATCAATTATGATGAACTACCTAATCTATAAGAGGAAATAATGAAAGCAACAGTGTGGTCGAAAGACATGTGTAGCTACTGCGAACAAGCAAAACAGCTACTCACAATGAAAGGAATCGAGTTTGAAGAAAGAAAGATTGGAAAAGATTGGACGAAAGAACAGTTACTAGAAGCGGTACCCACAGCACGATCGGTGCCTCAGATTTTTTTAGATGAACAGTATGTGGGCGGCTATCAAGAACTTAAACAAAGATTAACTAACTAAGGAAAAACATGAACATTAAGATTAACGAAGTAGTATCCATTAAATTAAACTCAGGGGAAGAATTGATTACTAGAGTTAAAGAAGTAACCGATGCTTATTTAATTATTACTGAACCAGTGTCAGTAGCACCCGGGCCACAAGGTATGGGACTAGTTCCCAGTTTATTTACTGCAAAACCCGACGGAGAATTTACACTAAATAGAAATAGTATTGCAGTTATTTGTGAAACAGAATATAATATTAAAACAAAATACACTGAAGCAGTGTCTGGTATTAAGGTACCAGAGAAAAAATTGATACTAGGATAAAGTATGGCAAAGTTGAGCAGAAAGGGTGATAAAAATACTACCGGCGGTCAGATAAAAACTGGTGCTAGTACTGTATTTGCTAACGGCATTGCTGTTGGATTACATGTAAGTGATATCACCCCTCATGCTCCTTTTGGTAAGCCGCATCCTCCCCATAGGGCAGCAAAGACTACCGAAGGCAGCCCCACTGTATTTTGTGAGGGTAAACCTGTTCTTAGAGTAGGATCAGGAAATACATGCGGACACAAAATAACACAAGGTAGTCCGGATGTATTCGTACCATGAGTGATTCAGGAAAACAAAGCCCATTAGGAGTAAACGTACAAGGTTCTATCCTTGACAATCAGGGTTTTACAATAAACCCTGTAGCTGCTAGCTATATGGGAAGTAGCAAAACAAACAGCAGTTATACTTTTGGTAGCTTAGTTCAGAATACTGTTTTAAGACTTCAAACTCTTGGTATAAATGATGGGTATATTAGAAACTTATTAACTAGAGTTAATAGTCTAGATACGTATGATAATTTGATTAATATAGGTGCTACATCTATTCCTGCTTTAGGAAACTCAAAACCGCCTACGTATGACGTTAACGATCCTTCAGGTACTTGGTCTACATCAGCCGTCGCGTATGGTAATCAAAAATTAGGATATGATCCATTACCTGGACCTGCTACAAGCGGTTATGCACTTACTAGTGATACTAATCAAGGACAAGAAGCTGCTTGGTTTCCTTATACAGGGGTTAGTACTGATAACCCTAATACATCAATATCTCAATGGGGGTATATTAGATTACACGCATTACAAGCTTGGTATGAATTTAATTGGAATGGAAATCAAGTAAACCAAGCAAATCCAGAGTACAAAGAATTCGTTTCGTCATTCTTAACTTCAGATTCCTTTATCAATAATTCTAATCAAAACATATTTGCTATGTATAACTCTAAAACGTTCTTAGAGGGAGTTTATAGTAATATGAATGATCTTATTACTGCGGATATTGCAGGGATAAGTTTAGCTACTAAAGATTTTGGTAACGATTTAATAAATTTAGGTAACGCAATAGATTTAAGCACTATAGATTCATTTGGTTTACCTTCAAACATGTTGCGTACCTTATATAAAAATAATGCAGTAACAGACGAAGTTACTTTGGCATTGTTAGCGTCAGGAATATCAAATACTGAAATAAGTGCTATTTTAAACGGTAAAGTAGAATATGTTAGTAAAAAATCACAGCAGAAAATATACGGGGCACTTTTAGTAGTAACCGGGGACAGTTTAAGAAATATTTTAGCCGTGTTAAAATGTAAAACTAAAAACATAGATAATTTAGCTGACTTATTAAGTGTTAGAAAGTTGTTTCCTACTAGCTTTCAAACATTAACTGTTCCTGTATATAATATCAGTCCTGGCCCCACTAACAGTAAAACTTATTATCTTATCTTTACTAACGATGGTTTGAACTCACAACTAACATCTCCTGCGGTAACCAGTATAATAGGGACACAAACACTAGCAGGGGAACCTCCTATTGTTGATACAGTAGTAGATGGTACTAATTATAGTGAGCTACCAATAGGATTTGGATCTTATTTATATGGTATTATTCCCTTTTCAGAAGCAGTAGCAGCTGGAGCTTTTTCCTACACTATGCAGCAAGTGAGAAATATTAAATATTGTAATATAGAATCTTTTGCACAAGTAGTTAGATCAATGGAAACTATAATAGGTTTACCTCTTACAAATGGTACTAGTAAGCCAGTAGATGAAGAACTTGCTGATACTGGATTAGGATATACTTCGTTAGGAAGTGGCTTGTATGGTACGTATACAATGTCTGATTTATTTGGATGTATGTCAGGCTTGCCATATCCTTGGCAGTTGATATATGATAGAATAACACAGTTACAAACTACTAAACTACAAAACATTTACCGAGAAAACTTTTTAGCTATAACTTGGGAAGGCGCCGCTGTAACTGTACAATATAGTACTGCTGTAATTGAAAGTCCTCCTACCGTTTTCACAACATATTACACTGTTACTGGTGTCACTCTTACTGATTCGGGCGGAGGATACGGAAGAGGTAGTGCGGTGGCACCTACTATAACTATTTCAGGTGGATCAGGAGCAACAGCAGTGTGTACTATTGGTACTAACGATGCTGATGCAGGCTCAAATGGTTCGGGAACTTTTGGTCGTGTTACTTCAGTAACATTAACATCAGCAGGATCAGCTTCAGTGACAATTCCTACTATTACTATTGAATACCCACCAACAGCAACATTAGCAGTACAAGCTAATGGAAGTGTAGCAACTGGCGGAACAAATACTGCCTCAGGAACCGCAGGATGGCCCGCTACTATGAACGCAGTAGTACAAGCGTATATTGATCAGGCTAATACTGAAATAGCTGATATTAGAGAAAATAATCCTATTACTAGTTTGATACTGAATACCTATTGGAATATATGCGGTTCGCAATTAAAAAGAGAACAACGCACTCGGTATATTGCGCTACCTCCGGTATCTATTATTCCGCCTGAATCATCTAGCGTAGTAAGAAAAGACTACTTTTTAAATTTATATCCTACTTCTTTGTACACGTTTACTGATTCTATGCCTACTTTAGCGCAAGATACTAGACCACATATGTCTGCACAAACATTAGAAGCTATTGCTGATTTAAGCATTACTGGCGGTCAAAGTATTGTAGCGTTAATGCGTGAAAGTAGAAATAAATCAAGACTATTAGAAATAGGAATATCTTTGGATGATAACATACTTGACAATTTATCAACTGATCAATTGACTCAACTGACTACTAATGGAACATTACCTAATGATCCTAATGGAATACAAGGAGAATGTAACAGCTTTACTATTCCTTCTTGGCCTGTTAATTTATTATCTAATAATAAGATATATCCTGTTCCAACAGGTATATTCACAAACGGAAGTTTTAAAAACACAACAGAAATAGCATTTGGGGATATAACTCCTATTCTAACTGAGTGCGGGGATGTAGCTGTAAATACTATAGTTCCTGTAGGTCCCGAAATAGAAACACCACTTACTGAACCATATATAATTTCAGTACCTATACAAGTTAATCCAGCTATCCCACCTCAGTTGGATACTCAGTATACAAGTAGTACATTGTTACCCGCAAGTTCAAATATCCAAGAAGCAATTGATAAAGTAATAGAATGTAACTGCGATTGTTGGGTAAATTAACACTTTTTATAGTATTGACTATAAGTAGTATAAGTGTTATGATAACTTTGTTATCCTTTAAGAGGGAAGTATTATGGAAAATATATTAAAAATAATATTAAAACTAATGGGGGTTGTAGTAGCAGGTATTTTCATTACCGCCATCAGTACAGTAAAAATAGAACAATATAAAGCACAAGCTCTTATACTTCAAGAAACTGAGCACCCAACCACAGCGGTTATAGACCAAGAACTTAATTGTATGGCTATGAACATATATCGTGAAGCAGCAGGCGAACCTTTTGAAGGTAAAGTAGCAGTAGCACAAGTTACCATGAATCGCGTCAATCATAAAGATTTTCCTAAATCGGTTTGTTCAGTTGTTTATGAAAAAAACGTTTTTATGAAAAAAGTTATTTGTCAGTTTAGCTGGTACTGTTCTACCTCAACTAGAGCTAGACCAGTAAATTTACCGGCATATGAAGAAAGTTATGAAGTAGCTAAAAAAGTAATGCTAGAAAATTTTAGATTAGAAAGTGTTGGAGATGCTGTTTACTTTCACTCAGATTCAATATCTCCAAATTGGGACTATAAGTTAGTAACTAAAATAGGCACACATATTTTTTATACGGATAAAAGTTAATGGAAAAAGATATTTTTTTGTTTTTTAAAAAAGGGTACGAAAGTTTGATTAAGTTTGTTCAAAATCAGTATAACGATTTTGTAAACTCTATTGCTAAGTTGTCTTCAGACACAGTAGAATGGGTAGGTGTAATAGCACTACACGGAGCCACTATTCCTACCATGCTTGGCTTAATGATGGGTGTTACTGACAATACCCCTCCTATTGATATTGTATTAATTCTTTGGGGAGCACTTGCTATGTTCTTCATTAAAGCAGTTATTAAGAAAGATATACTTAATATCGTAACGATTGGTTTAGGATTTATAGGTCAAGCAGTTTTAATGGCTTTGATATTTTTTAAGTGATAAATATATTATATGTCCTATTCTAATAAAGTTTTAGATCACTATGAAAATCCCAGAAATGTGGGAAAGTTCAATGACAGTGATCTTAATGTTGGAACAGGAATGGTAGGTGCTCCTGCATGCGGTGACGTAATGCGCTTGCAAATAAAAGTAAACGAAGAAGGAGTTATAGAAGATGCTAGATTTAAAACGTACGGGTGCGGGTCGGCGATTGCTTCATCAAGTCTTGTTACAGAGTGGCTCAAAGGAAAAACATTGGACGAAGCAGCAAAGATTAGAAACACAGATATCGCACAAGAATTGTCACTCCCCCCAGTCAAAATCCACTGCTCAGTCCTCGCCGAAGACGCAGTAAAAGCGGCTATTCAGGATTTTAAATCTAAACGTGAATAGACACGATATTTCCATTATTTATAATGTAAAATGAAATATGTCAACAATGTTGACTAAATAACATTACATTAAGTAATTTGTCAATCTATGGACAAATTGGGGATATAAAATGAAATACCTGTTTATGTTATTAATGCTTTTTGTTTCAACCTCTGCAACAACACACGCTCAAGATTCAGAAGTAACTTTTCACAAAGATATTGAACCCATTTTACAAAGAAGTTGTCAAAACTGTCATCGTCCTGAAGGCGTAGCTCCTATGTCTTTAGTAACGTATGAAGAAACTGCTCCGTTTGCTGGGTTGATGGAATATAAAACTGGGTTGCGTGATCGCGCTGGAGCAATGCCTCCATACTATCTTGAAAAGGATATAGGAATTCAAGACTACAAAGACGATCCTTCGTTGTCAGATGAAGAAGTTGCGAAAATTTCACAATGGGCTAGATCAGGTGCACCTCAAGGTGATCCCGCTGATGCCCCGCCCGCGTTAGTATTTGAAACAGGAGCATCATGGGCAGCAGGCGAGCCTGATTTAATTGTTCGTACTGAAGATATCACCGTTCTCGGTACTGCTCCTGACTGGTGGGGTGATATTCCTCGTATAGCTATTCCCATTGAAGAAGATCGTTATGTATCTTCTGTAGAAATTATTGAAGTAAATGATTTAAACACTGAAGGATTAGCGCCGGGAACTGTTGGTGGTAGAAATATTATTCACCACATGATTTGGAGTACGCAAGTACTTGATGAAAATTTAAACGAAGTTCCGGGTGAACCTCAGATTCCTTGGCCAGTTCACGAGATTGCTAGAAACCCTGACATATTTGATCCTGACTCAGGACGTTTGTTGAAGAAGGGTTCTTATGTAGTATCTGACTCTGTGCATTTACACTCTACTGGTATAGATACCACAGGTCATCTATTGATCGGTTTTCGCTTTCACCCCGTTGGCTATCAGCCGAAGTATCGACCTGCGTTTATCGGTTTGGGCAATGGTGTCGATATCAGTATTACCGGCAACGAAGATTCACAGGAATTACATGCTTATGCAGTACTTGAGCAACACACCAAAATAGTGACTTTCGAGCCTCACCTACACGCCCCGGGCGAGCGTATGTGTTTAGAAGCGATTTGGGGTTATACTGTGGAAACATTAACTTGTGTTGGCTACGATCACAACTGGGTACGTGGTTACACATATGACGATCATGCGGCCCCGCTGCTACCTAAGGGAACGGTATTACACATCGTGGGCTACATGAACAACACCCGTACCAACCCGAACGTGCCCGACTCCAGAAACTGGCAGGGTTCAGGCAACCGTTCAGTAACTAACATGTTTATTGATCTCGGTATGCGTGTAACCTTATCTGATGAACAGTTCTTAGAAGAAATGCGTGTTCGCCGCGAAACACTAGACTTAGGCCCGAACGATCATCAAATTGGGTGCCCTCTTTGTTTGGCACCACTTGTCGCGCCAGTAGATGAAGCACCTGCAGCCGTTGCAGCAGTACAAGGAGATTAAAATGAAATATATACTTGCAACTTTAT